CTTCCGGTAAGTGTTGTACTTTGACCAATGCGATGATCGAAAAATCTACAGCCAGGATTAAGAATAGCACCATACAAACTGTTTAAGTTAATCTTTTTAACAAGTTGTCGCTTATCCCAGAAAGCAGTTTCGATTTTGTTACCTGCGTCTTGTGCGGCAACTTTTTTGCCTTGCATTTCTTTACGTTCAGCATACCAGCGTTTTAGTAGTCCTGGAATAATACCTTCATATTCTGTTGTAAAGATGGTTCCGTTAGCACTCAACATCCACGGTTGATTACTTTCAAAAATAAGTCTATATACTTCTGCGGCACTTAGCGTATCGCTTTCTCCGCCTTCCCAATCGATGTGGATTTCGATGTCCTTGCGTTGTTCCATTACATAGTCATATTCAAGACTGCCAAACTTACCTTCCCAAGCCGCCGCAAAGGATTTCTTTTTCAAGTGCATTTGCTCATCAAGATAACTTTCTGTATGATTCTGACGCAGTTGTCCTATAACGGTTGCCGGATCCATATTCAATGCACGAATCACTGACGGATACAGTGAGTTCAAGTCCATTGAAGCAATCCAGTCATGTAGTCCTTTTTTAGGATATGCAACATAAGCACCTGCCGCTTGTGCTGAGCCTGGCTCTCTATGTACCCTGTTAGGAACAACATAACCACGTCTGTGTGCTTCGTTAATAATTGCTTGCTCTGTAACAGCAACAGCACCCATTGTTGTTGGAAGTAACACTGTGTTTGCGTGAGCAAGTTCGTTTGCTAGATCAATAAACTTTAATTTTTTGTCTAGTTTGTCAAGCAGTGCAACGTCTTGTCTGTTGTATTCAATAAATGTTTTAAAATCGTTGTTGTAAAGTTGGTCAAGTGTGCCTTCGTAGACTGTTTTGTTCTCGCCAACTTCAAGTTCACCAATTGCATCTAATCGATATGTGTGACGTTCTTCATAGGTGTACTTACGATACAGTTCCAAACTATCCAAGTGTTGGCGTCCTATAAGATCATATGTTTCTTGTTCACGGCCATACTTTTCAAACTGTCTTTTCTTTGGATATTGATCCCACAAACAAAAACGTCTTGTATCTTCCTTAGATAGCACACGAGTAACACGGTTTACAGTATAAGGAATATCATAACCTTCGCTGTTCCAGCCACTTAAAATATCTGCGTCTTTAATTAAATCCAAAAACGTGTCGAGCATTTCGGCTTCAGTTTCAAACAGATATGTGTTAGGAAATTCTTTTACTTCTTCTTTTGCCTGTTCCATTGTTAGTGTCTTAGGCGGAAGTGCTAGTGTAATAAGACTGTCGAGCCACTGTAAGTGTACTGTAATTGCTGTAATAGCAGTAAATGGGTCTTCGGGTGAACTGTAACCACGTTCTGGATCAAAGTCAACCTCGATATCGAAAAACGCAACGTTTAGATTTGGTGCGTCTTGTCCAAGATAGTTTTCTTCAAGTAATCTGTATACAGGGTTGATATCCGCTTCAAACAAGCCACGATGCTTGTTTATCTTTTGTTCTTTTAAGAAGTCTTTCCAACTCTTACAAACAACACGACTTACGCTATCGCCAAAGGTGCTTTTTTGCTTACCCTTAGCATCGCCATAATAGAATACATACCTTGCGGGGAATTCGCGAAACTCTCGTTCGCCTTTTTTATTTCGTTCTACAACTTTAATAATGTCTTTGTCACGATCCCAAAGTGCATCTACGTAACTCAATATCTTCTCCTATTATTTGGGTTCTGGAAACCCAACTCCCGGTCTACCATCAAATGCATGTTCTTTAGCATAAGGTCCGTTTGCATCTACATAATGTAGAAATACTTGTGCTTGAAACGATCCTTCACCTGCTTTAAAAGGCTCACGCCAGTGTTCTAGTTCTAAACCACGATAGATTACACCATCTCCTAGATCACAACTAAATGATTTTTGTTCACCGTTAGTATCTGTTAAAAGAATGGGCCATTTCCAATCTTTTTCTGTTTCTTTATAACCCCAACCTAATGTTATGGTTGCAGTTATTTCACAAGCAGGACGATCTTTGTGTTTGTGTAATTCATCACCTGGCTTGTAAAGTCTATAATATGAATATGTTGGAATAAGTTCAAGACCTGTATTTGCTTGAACATATGGTGTAGACATTAACAAAAGTGTTTCCATTAATGGATCACCGTATTTTCCATGTGTTCCAGGAACTTGTGCAGTCTGTCCAGTTTCGGGTTCAAAGTTTTGCGTCATTTGAAACACAGAATATTGTGTTGCAACATGACAAAGATCTACAGGAAGTAAATTCTTTATGTGTACGTATTTGTTTTTCTGAAAGAAATCAGAAGATTTATCTGTCATATCATTTCCTATCTATGTCATTTGCGGCTGACAAAAACCAATTGTGTCGTTTATGGCCGACTGACCTTCTTCAACATTATTTACTATTATATGTTCTGTGCCTAAAAAAAGCAAGCCTATTTTTATCTTTTACCACCAATTTGATGCAATACCGTATCCAAATACATTAACACAACTAAAGTAGAAGGTTAATAGCATTACCCATGCGGCCCCACGTCTATATGCCGCATAGCATTGTGTTATGCTTCCAACGAAAAAACCCGGATATACAATGAGCATATTAGGATCTCTAGCATTAAAAGCCAATGTTAAACTAGCACCTACAGTAAAAATAAAACTTACAAGTTCAAAATAAAATGCTGTTCTATCACTGTGGTAACTGTTTAACCAAAAATTACGGATAGCATCCAATTAAAGTTTATCCTTGCCTGTTGTAACAATGATGTTTTCCAAATCTTCAAATTCATCAACTGCTTTGTGCCATTCGCCTTTTTGTGCGATTTTAATTGCCTTGTTAATTAGTGCTGGTTTTAAATCTAGTTCTTCTGCTACTGCTTTTACAGTATCACGTAGTCCTTCTTGTAGGTCTGAAACTTCTTGCATTACAGTTACGCCTTCGTTTACAATTTGGACAAGTTTGGCCTTTTCTTCTGCGCCAAAAGTTCTATCACTCATTCGAGTCTCCTTTGTTAATAATTTTATATTGTATATAGATTTATGCTAGTTGTCAAGAACTTTAAACGGAATTGGCACCGATTTGTCTAAACAAGTAAACCAAACATTGTTAGGCCCAATATGATGATCGTTTGGTAATAACTCATTTACTGCACGATTAACACCAGGAAAATCCATATCGTGTCCACATAGCCAACCGTTTGGTTTTAGTTTTGGAGTATAATATTCAATATCACCTTTAACACTATTATAGTCGTGTCCAGCATCGATAAACACAAAGTCTAAACTAGCATCTTCGATTTGATCATGTACATGATGACTGTGTCCTTGTATTGCTTTTAGTCTAGGGCCATATTTTAAAATAACATTGTCTTTGTAAAATAATTTAATATCGTAATCTATAGCATACATTTTTAAGTTTGAAAATGCATCTAATAGATGAAATGTAGTTCTTCCGTTGCGTACACCAACTTCGCAACCTACTGTGGGGTTAAATTTTTTTAGTAAATCTGCTAAGAAATAGTCTCTTTTATTTGGACCATTATATTCTATTGTTCGTTTAATTTTAATTTTATCTTTTGCCATGCTTCTTCAAATCCGTCTTCGTGAACATACGATTCTTCGTTGTACCATACTCTTTTAAAATATGAATCATAACTGTCTAGTATGCATTCGTGTGTTGTATTAAAATGTCCTTTGACTAGCCAAAATAGTCTATAAGCCTCTTTGACATCTACATTACTCAATCTTTTAAGCCTTCGCTTTTGTCCTTGTATGCCCATTCATCTGTATGTCCAACACTCCACTTTGGATTATTTTCAACTGTATAGTTTTGTGTGCAAACTTTAAAGTCTGGTGTTTTTCTTTCTGAAGGTACTAGACTTTGATCTGTAAACACAACTCTATTGTTTGGTTGTGCCGCAAACTGTCCATTATCTAATTTTAAAATATTAAATGTTTTATGTTCGGGGTCATGCTCACTAAAGTTAGTATCTAGTGTTGAACTTTGTGCATGACAAGTATCAAGTGTAAACAAGTATTCACCTTTATGCATCTTGCGATCTTTACCAAAAAATTCGCAGTCGCATAACATAGGCTTTTTAATTACTGTAATATCATAATCAAAACAGTCCCATATTTGCAGTGTGTCTAGTGGAAGTTGATTTTCTTTGTCATAATCTTCTTTCCAAACAAAAGCACTTATAGGTAGTTTGTCGTAAAGAGCACCGTACTCAACTAACAGAGTTTCAAAGTATAATGCTTTGCTTTGTATACTTCTAATACTAATCCACATACCAGGAGTAAGTTCTCCGTGACCTTTTTGATGATCATACAGATACTCTTTTTTAACGTATACTTCTATTGGTGGTAGGTTATGTACTAGAAACGCCATTAGTAGTCCTGTTGTTATTAACTACTACTATTTAGTTTTTTTGGTTGTTACTTTTTTAGATCTGTGTAGTTTTGCGTGAGGTACTTTGAGGTTTTTCTTGCCGTATACATCACCGACTTTATGTCGATAAGACATATGTGCTGGATCTAATCCATAAAAGTAATCTGTTACTTCTTTAATTTTCATCTTTGCAGTGTTCGCATTTACAAGATGTGCAAACATCGTTAGCACACTTTTCACACTCTTTACCGCAATGATGTTCACAACCGCAGTTTTCGCATTTACAATCAGACATAATTATCCCTCCAATTCTTTTAAGAAACTAGCAAAACCTTTTTCTAAAGATTCTTTTGTGGTTTCTTTGCGTTCTTTTTCTAAACTTAGTTTGCGTTTTTTAATTGCTTCTTTAGACTCTTTGTCTTGTAATTGTGGATTCATTTCTAAATCATGAAGTGCTTTGCGTTTTTCACGATAGTCTTCGTCACTGATTTCTGATAAACGTTGAATACTTTCTACAATTGAACTTAGTTTACTTTCAATGTTGCTTAATCTAGCATCAACTTCGCTCCAGCGATCTGTTGTTTGTGTCGGAGCAACTGTCATGTTA